TGAAACTCTCTCAAAAGAAATTCAGAAAATAGCTCCAGTTCCCCAACTGGGTCTCTCTGATTTTCTTTCGGGCGATTTATATAAAAGAGTTGCCAACCTTGCCATTCAGCAAGGTCTCACCGATGCTGAAGCCAATATGGCCACCCCAAATGTCAATTTTATAATGATGTGTGTGGTGGACGTTATCAATAGCATCTGCTACCTTTGGCTTTCACTTCAATCTGACTCTTCTATGGCCACCCCTATGATGTTACTGAATGTCGCAGGGATGATCCTAAAAATTTGTCAGTTAATGGGAGTTGATATGTTATCATCTGCCGCCGGCCTCCTTTCTCAGATCTGGGATAAAATCACAGCACTGACTAAAGCCATAATCAACAATTACACTCCGTTTGGAGCAACCCCACAGTTGTTCTCGGAGGTGGTTGATTCTATGGCCTCAGCCCATGCTGGGACTGTTTTCCGCGTCCTTTCTTTCTGCATTGCTCTCTCGACTGCCAAGTTCGATACCTCATCGGCTTTTGATCGTACGTTGCGTAGATACAAAGATGTTTCTACATTTACGACCGATATAGCCCGTGAGGTCTTGGGAGTCGACTTTGACAATACAGGACCTATAAAAGATGTTGCCTCTCGTCTGGAGCTTCAAGGAACTGCCCTTCTCGCTGTTCCCGCTGAAAAAGCTGATGCCGTTTATGTCGAACGGCTTGAAAACTGGATTGCCACTACTCGTGAGCTACTCCAGAAGATAGGCAAACAAGCTGTAGGCCCTGTTTTGGGTACCTTACAGGCGTGTTATGCCCGAGTTTTGGAGAGATCCACAGAAATCTCTTCCAATACTCGAATTCAGAGCACTCGTCCTGTCCCTGTGTGTTTACATTTGATAGGAGACCCTGGCTTGGGAAAGACTAGTGTAATTAACAATTACTTTATTCCTTTCCTTGCCAAGCGTTTCAAGGTTCCATCCTCCAGTTACAATCTTAATCCTGGAGGAACACATTTCCTCCCTCTAAACAATTCCAAATTTGCAGTTTTTGATGAATTTGGAGCCAAGAGCAAAGCTACCGAAGGAGGTCCAGAATCCCTTCTGACCTCTATTATTTCAGGAGGTACTGTTAATTTACCCACTGCTGGTCTTGCAGGAAAAATCCAGAAACCAGATTTCCTTGCAGTTTTCATTGCTTCAAACATTGCTTTGTCCAATGCCGCTTTGAACATTACTGCAGAAGCTAAACATGCTCTTGCTCACAGATGCATCATGGTTAAAGTAGAAGACCCTCTTTATGATAGAAATCTTCCTAGAGGAGTAACTCAGCCTCACCAAAAGTCTGATTATTCTCATTTACAATTTCAACCCGTTGATGCTTCTGGAAATGCGATACGGGCGGAGGGGACTATCATTCCTAGCTCTTCCGCCCAAGGCCTTTTGACTCTCATCGAACTTAAGATCGTAGAAAACCTCAAGAGATTTAATGCCGACCGAGCCTTCCTTGAAAATATGGATGTTGCTCCGCGAGATGATCTTGAAGATTTGATGGGTGCCATTGTAGCCGATTTGCCTCCAGAAGCTCAAACTCCTGTTCCTGGCTCCAAAAGTAGTTTTCTTCATGCTATGGGAACTATGTTTACAGGCCATAAAACTCCTGTTCCACCAACTCCCAGTCTTGCTCCTCCTCCAGAAGAAATAGTAGCCGGCCCGGTCCAAATTCCGTCAGTCGATCCTGGAATTCTTACTACTACAGATATTTTTATTCCATCAGCTTTTAATCCTACTATGCCGCCTCCCGGCCTTGTAGATCCTTCAACGGTTGCTTCTTATCCTCCTTTAGTTAGAGCAAATATGGCCTTGAAATATACTTCCGATATTTGTCCTCCAGGGGTCTCCGTTTCCGAGCTCACTTCTCGAGCTTTCAATCTTGAAGACGACCATCCAGGTCGAGCTTACCTAAAAGGTTTTACAGACGGGACCCTAACTCCTGACGAAAAAGCTCGATTCTTTGCACACCTAGGAATACAGACTGTAAAACAACAGTCTACCCAAGAAAAGACCACCTTTCATATCGTGGGTATTCCTGGTGTGGGAAAGACTCGTTCTTTAGAGGGAATAACCCGGCAGTTACAGCTTCTGGCTCCCTTCCTTCCGGTCATTAAAGTTACCAAAAACTCAACAGACTTCTCTCGAGACGCACTGTATGTTTTTGATGATTTTATTGATTTTACGGAAGGGTCCCAGAAACTGTATTCTGAGATTTATGACAAGATTTCAGAGAAGTCTATAATACTGCTTCTTTCAAACCTTGTCCCAAAAACTCACTACTTTAGGGCCCCTACTTTTGAAAAACTGTACTATCCTGGAATTCTTCGCCGTATAGCTTTTACCGGAATCAATACTCCCGTAGGTCATGAAAATCCTGTCCCAGCACTTCATCTCATCGAAGCTACTGGAGCAGGAAATTTCAGGACCTTCCCTGGATCCTCTTCCAGAACCGGAGTTTTTGATGTCAATAGCCTTTCCATGGAAATAGCAGCAGCGGCTGTCCTTTCCTTCAATAAAGATCTGAATATCTTGGAAGGAGAGTTTCCTTTTGACCCCAACCAAACAGACTATGATCTCTGGGTAGACGCACGGGCGCAAGCTCTTGCTTCTTTCCCAGATGTCATAACCTCTTTGGTTAAGATTTGTCGATCTCCTTCGAATCTCTTGTCTCTTTCTCTCGGTCGTGATATGACCTTGAAACAGATTCATGTATCTGCTCGATTTGTTGCCTCCGTTCCCTTGAGTCATATAGAAGGGGTGTTTTCAGCTACAGAATGCAATCAAGAAACCCTGCGTGAGATGCATAAAACCTTTTCACGCTTTCTTCCAGATGTGAAGATAATGGTTTACGCAGCCGATGCAGGCATGCGTGTTCTAGGAAACACCCTTACTACGTTCAGGAACGATACAGCTTTCTATCCAGTGTCCTACATCGGAGACTTAACTCGTGTTTCTATCTATAGACCAGATGGGACGGGATGTCATATCCCCCTCATTGACCTTTATAGGTACAAACACGGCATTTACGTCTTTGACGAGAAACATATTATAGGAACAGCCGGTCTTACTTTTGCAGTTAACCATTTCTCTTCCCAGATAGACCAGTTCTTTGCTTCCGCTCCTGCGGACGTTAAGGCTAAGTTACTCGCCGAAAAAGAATATATGCTTGCTATGACATGCGCGTCGCAAGGCGAGTATAATCTGCTGGAAAGAGCAAAAGCTTATCTCAACAACCCTGCCATGTGGTTCGTCCTAATGGCAATTCCTGTTATTTTCTTTGGAGCTTATGGGCTCGGCCTCTTTTCCACTAAAGTAGATCCTCATCAGATCACAGGTGCTAAAAACACTGTGCATGGGGTAGTTATCACTCAAGTGGGTAACTTACCTATAGAAAAATATATTGAGCAGTATGAGGCTCCTGCTTCTGTGGAAACAGCGCTGATGTCCCTTGATGATGCAGTTGTGTATGCTCAAGGTAATGGTAAGAACAAAGGGAGAGCACAAGATACCCGCCATGTTCGAAACAACAACAAGCGTTCCGGTGGCGGAGGCAGATTCTATATAGTCAATGGAAAATTCATTTACGAAGGTTCTGCTGGCTATGACGAAAAGGCTCAGGAAGCCTGGGATAAAGTGCGAAAGAATAAGAAAATTGCCTGGAGCTACCATGACCAGATGGACTGTTATTATACAAAAGTTGATGGTCTGGTTTTCACTACCGATGCCGATGGTGAAAATATGTTCATATCCAGTGGATTTGTGGACCCCCAGAGTTGTAGAACCTTAAATGATTCACAATCCTGGGAGACTACAGCTATCACTTCCCTAAAGAAGAAACTCGAACGCAATCGAGTCATTGTTAGAGGGAAAGGCGAAGATGGCAACATGTACCACGCTTATGGGCTTATGATCACCCCCGAACTCGGAGTGACAACCAGACATGTTACAGCAGCTTTTGTTTCAGACTTTACTGTAGAATGTGACCAATTTATCCGGAATGTTCCAGCCAAGGTCTACAAAGAAGATGTCAACAGAGAACTTGCTTTCTTCACCTTCACTGCTCCCTCAGCTTACCAGACGGGAAAACTCGGCTTTTGCAATATCAAGAAAAACCTTCACTCGGAGGTTGATTTTACAAAAGTGAGTCAATGTATGCTCACTCGACCAGGCCAGAAAGAAACCACTTTTCTGGCCTCTTCGACTGTGCACAGCAACTACCCTTCTGTAGCTATGGGAGTTTTTGAGAACTGGGTGGGAAGAGTAGGAACCTTCCAATTTGGTACAGGCGAAATGCCCACCAGTAGCGGAGATTGCGGTCTCCCTTACGTTGCCGTTGATGATATGAATAATCCATTTGTTGTGGGTATCCACGCAGGCTTTCAAGGAGTTACAAACAGAGGTTTGTATGCTTGTTTAGCCTCCGAGGATATTCCCATACTTAATGTGAGTCAGAGTGCTATTGCATCTGAGGAATTCATCGGCAAGTACCAAGAGGTTTCTGCTGTTCACCATCCCGAATGGTTGACGCAAGGCTTAGAAGAACCAACAATCCTCGTCAATCGGACTCATCTCCCCTTGTTTGAAACTTCTCCTTCTGCTCCTCCCCAGGCCCTCTTCCCAGAAGAAGGGCCAGGACTGCTCATACAGGAAAAGAGCGTTGATCATAGTATTCCTATGACTCCAGAGTTGAAAATCAGGGCCTTTCCCTGGCTTTCAGAACTGGAATCTTGGATGTCAAAGTACAAGCTTCCTGTTAGAGAATTCAAGCAATGTTCCCAGTTTGAAAAAGATAAGATGTTGAAAATGACAAATGGGGAACCAAATCAGTGGTACACCAGAGTAGGTAAGCAGGTTAATATACCCAATAAGATTGCTCCTTCGGAAGAACGCTTCTTCAGGATGGCTGTGAATAACCTTGCCCACCACTACGCTGCAAAAATAGGCGGTGTAGATCTTCTCTCAGAAGAAGAAATACTCAATGGTAGACCCACTGAAGATGTTCCCCCTATGGAATTTAATTCATCATCTGGACCCCTCTTGAATCGCTCCTTCCGTGTTCATACTAAGAAGGAACTTTTCGACAGGACGGAACCGGGGAAAACAAAATTTGCCACTACTAGACCAGCACTTTTTACACAAACATTGATGAGAGATCAATGGCTGGCCTATAAGAAAGGGCAAATTATATTTTCCCCGAATGCCGACAAATTGAAATCCGAGACGTTGCCGATAGAAAAATGTTGGAAGGCTCGTGTCTATTCTGTGTGTTCCGTAGAATCAACGTGTAACCAGCGTAGAGTCATTGCTCCTATACAGGCTGCCTTTCAGGCTCTTCGTTTCTACGAACCACATAAGGTAGGCATAAATCCTCTTACAGATTACCACCAGTTGTACCAATATCATGCGAATGTTGGTTTGATGGGCTTTGATGCAGATGGCTCTTCTTTCGATAGGAGATTGCCTTCATGGCTCCTTTATGGAGTAGCAAAGATCTTCAGTTCTATTCTGGCCTTCAACAAGCCAAAAGAAGAAGCTGATGAGCTGCATAAAGCCGTTCACACCATGTTTTCAGATATTATCTTTTCCTTCCATTTAGCAGAAACTTTACTTTACAGAACAGGAGCTGGAATTGCCTCAGGAATCTGGGGAACTTCCCTTATCGAT